CACGAACAAAAGAACAGGGCGTTCGTCCTTCCTGATGGAACGATCATGGCATGGAGCAAGCCGGCCGGTGGTGGTGACTTGACTGGCCTAGGAGCCAAAGGCGTCAACAACTACAACGAAATCTGGCAACAGAGGAAAGTATATGCTTTCTAAAGACTTGACTATTTATGCAGTGGGGACAAAGGATCTTCCTATACGGTATGAATCAGTTGCCACGCTGAAACCATTGTGCGCAAATTCCTCGACACTTACTGTAGACGAAAGGCAGTCCCTAAAAGAACAGGGATGGTATTTTGATGATGAAGGCGACAATATCTCTGCCTTGAATCCATGGTGGGGAGAGCTAACTGGAGTGTACTGGCTTTTACAAAACACCACTGACCCTCTAGTGGGCAATGCCCAGTATCGCATGTATTGGTACGACGAAGGCATTAAACAGTCGAATAAGAATCAACTTTACATTCAAGAAACTTGTACCTTCAACTGCTCTCTTGCTGCTCAGTTCAACGGCGGTCATTCCTTTGAAGGAATAAGAATGACGATGGAAGCAGCAGAACAAGGCAAACTGCCTTTCACTGCCGGCGAAATGGCTGCCATCTGGAATCAAAACCACTTCTTCGGAGGACCCATGGCAAGAGGTCCGCGCAAGCATTACGCTTCTCTCATGACAGTGCTGTTTGATTGCTTGTGGCCGGTCTGGGAGGCCAATGAAGAGGAGATAAAGCAACTGCATGGCTACGACCAGCGAGCCATGGCATTCCTAAGTGAAAGGCTGCTTTCTGGGATTATACTTTTCCGAGAAAAGCTTTTTATTGACATGCCTATTTTATGCGCTCCAATGCACTTCATCCCATGACTCGCACCATCCTCGATCTTGGCCAGCAGCCACTCGTCAACAATTTGTGCGATTCAGAGCTGTCGTCAATGGCCGCAGCTACGTTTCCTCTAAAGGCGATTATTGAAGACGACTTGACCATCCACTTGGACTATGCAGTGGATCCCTCTGTTCTGTATGGCAACTATCTGTATAGGTCCAGCACAAGCAAGCCTTACATTGAGCATTGCGAAGCTTTGTTTCAAAGCTTTAGCCATTTGCGGCATGACACAATTATTGATATTGGTGGAAACGATGGGGCGCTGCTAAAGGCGTGCAAGCGACGTGCCAGCAAAAAGCTTACCTTAATCAATGTAGATGCAAGTCCTACTTTCAAGAAAGATAACGAAGAAGCTGGCATTGAGTTTGTGAATGATTTCTGGGGAGACCACCTAGATCTACCTAAGGCAAATATCATCACATCCACTAATGTATTCCAACACACAAAAGACATCCATGCCTTTATGCGAGGCATCCAAAAGTTTCTTGATGGCGTGTGGATTCTTGAATTTCCTTATACATTAGATACTATTGTCACTGGCCAATTTGATCAATTTTACCATGAGCATTATTACTACTGGC